CTATTAAGAAAAACCTGTCAGAATTTACTAAATCAAAACTTCCATCAACAACACATCTATAAGTTCTATTAACTGAACTTAGCAATTCTAAATTTGAAATATTATATGTTCCAGCATGATTAAAAGTCCAATTATTGTATTTTGAGGTATCTTCCTTTAAACCCAAAGTATTAAATTTAATAGGATCAGATTCTTCAAAATATGAATTTGTATCAGGTGTAAGACCACTTAAAACTTGAGTAACTCTGAAGTAATAAGTCAGATCATCATTAAAATCAACAAAAGCATACCTCCTAGAAGATAACAAAGTTCCTCTTGGAATATCATCTCCACTTGTAGATGTATCAAAAAATTCAGTAACAGTTTTTGATGAATAACTTAATTGACTTACAATAAATTCGTTGTTAACTACATTATAAACATCAAGAGTTCCGTTATCTTCAAATGATAATGTAGAATCTACGTTTAAAATTTCTGGAAAGTCACCATTTAGATCTTTATTATAGTTCTCTGTAACTTTAGTAGTTGATGTAGGTACAAATGTGCCAAAAACAGTACCATCAACACTAATGTCTTTATCATAATCACCATCAAGACTTACAAGATAATATCTTATACCATTTCTCTCAATTCTTTCAATATTTGTAATTGTGCCATATGCAGAAACACTGTCTGGATCATCAATTGAATCTTCCTCTGCTTGTTGTAAGGTTCTATGTAAAAGAATCTGAGAAAAATCTGTGGTTTGATCATCAGAGTATAAAACCAAATCTCTAGTTTTTCTATTAGAAGAAGAACTAGGCTCAAAAACATAATCTGATGGAATGATTACATTTACTGATTTGTTATAAAGTGCTCTGAATAAAATTTCAAATGCTTTATTTGTTCCCTTAGATCTATAAAAATCACCAACATTTTTATAGAATAATCTTTCATTTACATCGTAATTTAAAATTCTATCTTCAAATCCTGGAGCAATTTGAGTCTTTAATTTTTTAAAGAATTCATTTAAGAATAAAGCACTTAAATTTTCAACTGTAGTTCCATCAAAGTGCTCTAACTTATCTGTATCACCAAATACTAACTCATCTCCTATTTCGGTCAGACCTCTAAATCCACGAATAACACCTTTGAATTCGGTATCAGTTTTTGATGTATATGTTACAATTTCACCACCCTCAAAACCATTACCAAGATTTTCAGCACCAATTCTCAATAGACCATAAGCATATGGAAATCCTGCAGTGTTTTTTACAGTGATTGTTGTGTCTGAATAACCTAAATTACTATCCAATTCTGTTGTTCTTGGAGTCAACAGAATATTGTCCAAATTGACATATTTGTCAATATTAGACATTAAATCATAAGCAGCCCCTGGAATTTCATTAGACTCTTGATATTGACGCAGAAATTCCTTAAATAACGGAAATTCATCATTTATAAAATCTGGAATTTGACTTTCCAGAACCTGTGATAGACGAATTCTTCTTATATCCATTTTATGTTTAAATTAGAGTCTTGGTCGGATGACGTTGTTATTGTAATTGGTAGGTGTAGAAATAAATCTGATTCCTGTAGGATCAGCACCAGATAAAATGTTATCTTCAATAACATTTATATTAGATTCACCAGTATCAAATTGTAAGAACAAATCTTGAAGTCCAATAATATCATTTGATTTTGGAGTTGCTGATATTTGTATTGTTTGATTAGTTTCAATTTCTGTAGATGTTATATTTATTGCATTAATTTTAATTTCACCTTTCTCATAGTCAATAGTTCCAACATTTCTCCTTTCAATATTTGCTATGAGACTTGATTGGGATTGATCTTCTACACCTCTTTCAGTAGCTGTTACCTCAGGAACAGAAACTAAAATCAATTCACCCATATTTCCAGTTCCTGGAATATCAGAAAAATAAACCAGTTTACTCAAACCACTTACTTTAAAACCAGTTGATTTTATATTATATCCAGAAGATCTTAGAACTTTAAATGCATTACCAAAACAAACTTCATATTCCGCAAGTCTATTAATAATTGCTCTCATGTCTCTGCGAATTCTTATTTCCGTTATATTAGAAGTAATAGCTCTATCAGAATTGTCAATCATGGTTGTAAATTTAGTATATCTAAATCTAGAACCATACATATTCATTTCTTCACTATCAGCAAACTTATCTAATGCTGCGGTTACATTCTGATTTACTGAAGCCGCATCTTTTGTCAATGATGGGTTGTAGTATGCAGCAACATCAGCTTCAACATATAGGAATTTGGTGTCCAAAATTTCTGGAACAATTCCTGCTATAGCATATGATCTAAGTTCTTTTTTAATACTATCCTTTAAAGTGTTTGATAAAAAGGATCCCGTTTTTGGTTTAATTGTAACAAAAACTTTTCCAAATCTAGGTGGATTAAGTTCTTCTCCTCCAAATGCATTAATGGAATCTGTCTCTGGATATATGCTTCTTATAATAGTTTCATAATCTCTTGCAGTCACTGCTCTTCCTTGAGAAGAATAAAATCTCGTTGCATAGTTCTTAACAGATTGAGCAGATTCAATACTAGAACCACCTTTAGCAGATTCAATTAAAACTACATCAGATATATTCCTTGCAATTAAATTATCATTATTATCAAAAAAGTTTCCATTTACCTTAAATATTGCTGCTCCGTTTGCATCTGCACCATTTGATACAACATAAGATACTTCAATTACATTATTATTTGATAACTCTCTGCCAAATACACCATCACCAAAAATTAATTCATATTTTTCATCTTCAACTTCTTGTATAAAGTAAACCAATGACTTATTATCAATTTCAGTAATTGATGTTGCCATGTTATATTTTATGGAGTCATTAGAAAAGAAACTGTCTTTTACTGTGACTCTAAGAGTGGTATAATCAATACCTATATTTGATAGAATAAATCTTTGATTTTGAATATTAGTATCTACAGTAAATTCTTCTGTAATTAATGTTCCTTGATAAATTGTTAAATCATCAAAAGTTGCTCTATCCTGAAAGATAGAAGATGTAACATCTTCTGGAACACAAAAATTAAATCCACCAGTAGATCTATTACTTGTATTTACTGCAGCATTACCTTTCTTAAGGGTGATAGATCTAGGTGCTGTTGGAAGATCACCAGTGTTAATAAAAAAACTAATTCTTGCCTTTGCAGCAGTTCTTGCTTTTGGTAGATAACCAATATTTCGTGCAAGGGAAACTACATTTTCTCTTAAAGTTGCACTATCAATAAAAACTTCATTGCTAAGCATATTTGCATTATATGCTGCAATGTAAGTATTATAAGCAAGTAGGTCAACAATTACGGATAAAGTGGATCCTTCATAATCATAGTCCGTAAACGCACTATTAGAACTTAGATACGACTTGAGTGTATCTTTAATGTCCTCAAAGTCTAGACTTGTAAAATTTGTGATTGCCATTTATCTTGTTGGTTGTAATACGAAATTAAGCTCTTGTGCGGGAATATCAATACCGATAATAATGTACTTAATCGTTATTTCATAGTCATTTCCTTCATAATTTGGTACACAGATTACTTTGTTAAGTCTAACTCTTGGTTCAAATTGAGATATTGTAGACCTAATTTCATCTTTAATTTGATCTGCAAGTATCGCAGTCATTGGTTCAAAGAGTAATCTTGATATTCTAGACCCTAATTTGGGTTGAAAGAATCTTTCACCAGTGTGAGTCATCACTAAATTACGAACTGCCCTACCAATAGCAGTGGCATCTTTCAATTGAATTAAGTCATTAGATAAAGGATTGCGACTAAAGGTCATACTTAAGTCTCTAAATCCTCTACTTACCCGTTCTAAAGGCATTAGTATACACAAACTAGGTATTATCAACCTATTTAGACGATTATTGCGGATCTAAAAACCTTCCTTCTTGCGATTTATACATTTCTTCGGGTTTTTCTTCCTCTTTTTTGCGTTCTTGAGCAGTTTTCCAGAAATATTCGTCCTCTCGACCCATTCCAAGACGTTCAAAACCGTTTTCAACACTGTAATATTCGGTCGAAACCTTAAAATCGGGCATTTTTGGCTCTTCTGGAGTCAAACTGTTGTCAAAAATACGCATTCTGTTGTTCGGATACAGTGCATATTGCCCATTTTCGAGTTCAATGAGGTTATGTGACTTATGTTCTGCAGGATTTTCACTCGTTGCATAGTCAACAACGTCAGGATCTTGATGATAATTGTCTAAAGTGCAAAGATAAGTGCCTTTTTGGATGCCAAAATCTCTTGTATACAGTTCATAGTCCATAGAACCGATGAATTGCTTCTGAACTGCTACTACTCCATAGTCCATACAGTTCCAAAATTGAAGATTTGGAAGATTCATATCAGGATCTGGAGTTTTTGGTTCAGATAAAAATGCACTGATGGGCAATTTATCGTACATTGCTGCATATTCGGGCAAATATGTCTCAAAATAAAAAGCACGTCCAGGTATCGATTTACACGATACCCAAACGCCCTTGACAAACTCACCGTGACCAAACTGATGATCTGTGAGATATTCTTTTCTAACCCATACTTCCGTTGATGGAAGATTGCAAATAAGTGCTGGCATTAAGAACAGTTAAGATCTGTTCTATGTATCACCGTCCTTGTCCACGGTAACGTTTCTTTTTGCCATTTCGTGAGGATGCTGCAAGCTTGGTGTGCTGACTTGCACCCTGACGAGTCTTCTTGGGTTTACCAGGCATGAAACTTGCACCTGATAGACCGACTTTTGAACGTACTGCCATGTAACTCCGTTGTGTTTACCTCTATATTATATAATAACATCGTAGATATGTAAAGGGTCTTAAGGATATCTACACACATCTTACAGGTCCTTCTAGAACCCTCTCATCGAACGAGAGGTTACGGGCATAGAGAGAAACGCGCGGGGCAATAAAAAAGGACCCTTATTCAGAGTCCTCTACACGTTGAATAATTTCTAATTGATCTAAGTCGATGTCATTCTTTTCTTCATATCGTTCTATTGCCAACTCATGAAGAATATCTGCTGCTTCCTCATGAGTGACATTAGAATACATCTTATTACCTTGATAATAGATGTCGATGTTCATCAGATTACCCGAGTCTTTTCATGACCGACACGAATGCGAGGATCACACCAGATCTCGAATCCTTTCTCCTTTGCATCGAGACAGAATGATACGTCCTCTCCACACATGTCTTGTACTGCACCAGACTCGAAGACTTGCATCTTAGGAGCAAACCAGGGATACTCAAGATTCTCGAATACACCGTTCTTGATCAGCACCCATCCGAAACCAGTGTAGTCAACTGTAAATGGTTTCTTACGGTTAGGTAGTGTCTCAATGGTTTCGTGGTTCATGACTCCACCATTGGAACGGAAGTCATCTTCTTCAAGCCAGTGGGCAACAGAAGAAGTTTTTCCATCTTCTGTGAGATACCAACCAGCAACTACTTCCTTCTCTGTACCATCAGCAGCAATAGCACTATCACAGAGTTGCCAGAACTTATCAGTGTTGAATACAATGTCACTATCAATCCAGAGTTGATAATCATACTCTAGTTTGCCGTCCCAGGGTTTCTGATTGGGACCTCGTAGTACATTTGCACCAAGTACCTTACAACGTGCGAAGTTAACCATGGAAGAGTAATCCTGACTGATCTGGATACTCATTCCATTCTGTACTAGATCAAAGCACAGTTGTACAAAGTTTTTGAGAAACGTAAATGAGCAACCACGTCCAGGTAGACAGAAGACAATCTTCTTACCCTTCATTCGTTCTTTGATTGCTGCAATGTCAAAATCAACAGCTGCACTCTTTTTCTTTGGTGCATTTGCCTTAACAGTAAATCCTTTTGCCATAGTTTTGAATAACCTTCAGATCAATTCTATCAGTGTATGTATAGTTTGTCAATATGATGCTTCTTGCATTAACTGACGATTAATAGTGACTATCTCGTAAGAGAGATCGTCTATGGTATAGTCAGTTTGCATAAGTCCGACCATGCCCTTTACAGTATTCCACGTGGTTGTAAAATCCTCTTCCTTGATATTTGGAAAAAGACATTGTTTACCTGCGTAGATATGATATAGTTTTTCCATATAGGACCAATTTTTTTTCTGCGAAATTTTTTGACGGGCAATGAAACCCATCGACGAATTATATATGCGACCTTACAGGGACGGTTTATACCCTCGGAAAATTTTTTTCTAAGTGTTATATCGAGGTCGAATTGTCACCTCTGTAGGTTAGGTTCCCATTGCTTTTTTATAACGAACCCCCATAATAACAACAACTGCTGTTGACGAACGAATAAAACTGTGATATAATCAAAGAGGGCAGAATGACCTGCCCTCAGTGTTATTCTCAGAACTCAGGATTGGGCACTGATAGCATCATTCAGTTTCTGCAGAGCAATGTTATTTTCCTCCACAATGTCGTTCACAATAACATCGAGGATGGAAAGAATCTCATTGCCGTTGTTACCAACTTTGAGCATTCCAAGTGCAGTGCTGCGGGTCATAATAAAAAGAGAAAAGTGTTAGGAACTGTCGGTGAGTTTAGTGACATCACCAGGTCAATTGTGCATCAGGCAAAGA